ATGGATAATTTTAGAAAAAGTCTCGAAAAATGTTTTAAGGGTACCGCAAAGATGAAAAAAGATGAACTGTCACAAGATTGGTTGCCAGGCGAGATCCGTGAAGCGATCAAAGCAAAGGGGCTTTCTGTAGCTGAGTTGGCTGAGGAGTGGGCAATTCCAGTTAGCTCTCTTTACAACGCTATGCAGCCCTCCCTCTTACATTGGGACTGCAAGGTGCTCATTGCTGAGTTTCTGGGGTTCTCTGTTGAAGATGTCTGGCCGGTACAAGCAGCTCTTCGCCAAGAGAAGGCTGACCGTCGAGCCAGGTCTTTAGCTGAGGCTAAAGCCTTAACGGTCAGACAGGTTGCTTAATCATGAGCACTTATGTTGTGCCACAAGAGATGATCGGATTGGCTGGAATGCCATCTACCGAGCGCAATTGTCTGACCAAGCTCAACAAGCTAGCCACCGTGTATCCGGACAAGAAGCGCCGCCGTGAGTTTGGCAAGGGCTTCGAGTACCACATCAGCTTGCTGCCAAAAGAGGCCCGCGAAGACCTGATGCTGCAGCGGCTGATGCGAAAAACTGCTGGTCTTGATGCAGTTTCTGCCACCTCTGATGCGGTTTCTGCCGGTTCTGTTGCAGTTTCCACTCCCGCTGTTGCAGTTGATGGACAGGATCCTGTTCGAGCTGTCGAGGGGGTTCTCGTTGATAACGCCTGGGATGAACTGACCGACAAGCAGCGCGATTGCGCTCTCGCTCGGCTGGCCTTCGTTCGTGAAATCGAGCGGGCATGCAATGAGCTGAATGTGCGTCAGAAGGTGGTGATCCAGGAGTTGGTCGACAGATTTCAAGCCGGTTCGCTGCCTGAGCACCTAGCTGGGCAAGCCAACCACACTGGCCGGGCTGGTGCAGGGCTGAGTGCTCGCAACGTGGAGCGCTGGGTCGCCGCGTTTCGCAAAGGCGGACGGCTGGCGCTGGCGCCCCTCAAAACCGGGGTCGCCAAAAATGCCGAGGTGCCGACCTGGTGGTATGAGTTCAAGCCGTTCTGGCAGATGCCGCAAAAGCCCTCTCTGGCTGAGGCTCACCGTTGCTATGTCGCCGAGGCACCTGGTCCTCACGCCTCTTTGCGCCAAGTCAGCTATTTCATGGGGCGGCTGTCTGAGGAGGCTATTAACTGGGGCCGCATGAGCGAGCAGGAGCTCAAAGCCTACCAAGCATTCAAGCGCCTCAACTTCGATCACCTCGACCCCAATGATGTCTGGCAGATCGACGGTCACAAGTTCGATGCGTTGGTGATCAACCCTCTCACCGGTCAGCGGTTTCGCCCCGAAGTGACCGCCATTATCGACTGGGCCACCAGAGTGTGGTGCGGGTTTTCTGTCAACGTCGCCGAATCGTCGATCTCCACTGCAGATGCGATCCGGGATGCGGTGGTGCAGCGTGGCATGTTCGCCATCCTCTACACCGATAACGGCCCCGGTTTCAAAGACAACGCCTTGATTGACCGGGCCTGTGAAGTGCTCGGTGGCACCCTGGCGCGAGCCCTGCCCTACAACAGTCAGGCAAAAGGACTTGTTGAACGGTTTCACCACACTGCCTTGGTGCGTCTGGCCAAGCGTTACCCCAGTTACATCGGGGAAGACATGGATAAGCAGGAAGCGACCAAGGTGCAGAAAATCAGCCTGGCACTGCTCAAGGAAGGGACGCGGGAAGCCAAGCAGCGTCTGAGCATCTGGATGCCAACCCTTGATGTTTTTTATCGAGACCTGCTCGAAGAGCAGCGGGTCTACAACGACACCCCGCACAGCGAGCTGCCCAGGGTGCGGGACTACGACACCGGCGTGTTGCGTCACATGACCCCGAACGAAGTGTGGAACCAGAAGGTCGAGCGCGGGTTTGTTGCGATGACCGGTCGTCATCACGAAGTTGAGATGATGTGTCGCCCCACCAAGGTGGTCGTCACACGCCGGGGCGAAGTGCGGTTCATCAATCAGATTTATTTCAGTCGGACGCTGGTGCCACTGCACGGCGAGGATGTGCTGCTGCGCTACGACTTCCGGGATGGTTCACGAGTGTGGGTGTTTGATTTCGATGGGCGACTGATTTGTGAGGCCCTGTTTGAAGGTAACAGCGTTGATGCCAAGCCGCGCAGCGCTATTGAGGCGGCTCAGGAGGCGCGGGAGAAGGGTCAGTTTAGTCGCTTGGTCACCAAGGCCAAGACCATTACCGGGCACGACGTGGAGCTTGTGGTGAAAGACCCGGAGCAGTCCAGGCAGGTGATTGATATCGAGGCGCAGAAGGCCAAAGGCCGGGCGTTGATTGAGCAGGATGACGCTGACAGAAAGGCGAAAGCCGCAACGCAGCTGACCTTGCCTAACAAGCCATCAGCGAAATACGCAATGTGGGAAGAGATGTTCACGCGTCAGCAGTCAGGTGAAGAGCTCAGCGACGTGTATGCGAAGTGGGTGAAGGGTTATCCGCGCAGCAAAGAGTGGGCTGCAGTAAGAGAAATGCTGACTACTGATGGGGAGACCGTCATCTCATATCACCAGCAGTCAGCATAAAGAACAGCAACAACAGGAGTAAACGATGAGCAGTGTACAAAAAACATCCCGGATTACCAACGTTGAATTGTTGTCCGTCGCCGTTCAAGAAGCGGTCGACCGGGCAGAGGGTCTGCCGGGTGTCGTTGTGATGTACGGGTATAGCGGTGTGGGTAAGTCCAAGGCGGCATCGTATTGCGTGATCAAGAAGCGGGCCTATTACGTCGAGTGCCGTGATACCTGGACCAGAAAGGCGTTTTTGCAGGCAGTGTTGGCCGACATGGGGGTTGTACCAGAGCGCACCCTGTCTGAAATGGTGGCTCAAATCGCCGAGCAGCTGGCCAAGGGCAAGCGCCCGCTGATTGTTGATGATGTGCAGTACCTGCTCGATCGCGAGGTTGCCAACGTGCTGACCGATATCCACAACGCGAGCAACGGCGGCACCCTGATTTTGATTGGTGAGGAGAAGGTGCCAGTGTCCCTCAAGCGCCTGGAGCGCCTGCATAACCGCGTGTTCAAGTGGGTGCCCGCTCAGCAGGCATCGCTGGATGACCTGCAAGTGCTGGCGGCGGATTGCTACCCGGATGTGGTGTTTGAGGTGGCGCTGCTTGAGGCGGTGTTGGATGCCACGAAAGGCTGTCTGCGTCGAGCGGCCGTCAATCTGTCTCACGTTCATCAGAAGGCGCTTGAGCTCGGTGAGGAGACGATGGGACTGGCTCAGTGGGGTGATAGGGGTTGGGATAACGGTGAAGCGCCGCAGCGTCCCAAACCAGCAGATGAGAAAGGAGAGTGATATGGAACTGGTAATGACTGGAGTGAAATCGGAACCCCAAATGATTTGGGAAACCATCCGTCGGTTGGCTGGCTCGTTTGGAATTGCGGGATTCACCGAGCAGGACGTGCAGAAGGTAAACCCACTCATTGATTTGAAGGTGGTGGCCGCCTACCTCTCCCGCTTAACCAAGGGTGAGTACCTGCAGTGGGATGGTTCGAAGTTTTATCTGCTCAATGATGTCGGCGTTGAAGCGCCTTCCCTTAATCCGGATGGTACTCCCGACCTTGAACAGCGCCCCTATGAAGCCATCTGGCGAGAGCTGCGGGTTTTGGGGTCAGTCTCGGTGCAGTCCGCAATGGATGCCGCCAATCTCGCCGGGCGCGAACTGAGCAAGCATCGGGTCGGGCGTTATTTGGCCGCGTTGTCTTACGCAGGGATATGCCACCGAACCCGCCCAGTGGCCGGTGTCTATGATGCGGATATCTATACGCTGACGCTGTGTGGCTACACCGGCCCCAAGGCCCCTCTCTTTGGTCGCCATAGCGTGGAGCAGCTCTATGACATGAACACCGGTGCCCTGCTGTGGACGCGTGGCCATGAGTCGCTGCATGCGCTCAGGACGCTGCAGGACCGCGTCCAGTTGCTGGAGAGTAGGCTTCGCGAGCAGGGAGGCACTTGTGACTGACTATGCCGCCTTCTGGGATGAGAAACCGTTGTGGGTCGAGGTGCTGTTGCGTCGCATCAGTGTCGATGGCCTGCGGGGTGTGGCTCGTACCCTAGGGGTTAGTCATTCCTTGGTGTCGAAGTGCTTGCGCCATGAGCGCTGTGAAGACGCCCTCGCCACGCGAGTTATCGAGAAATGGGGGCAAATCAGTTGTGAGGCACATGGCGGTGAAATCAGTTTTATCGAGTGTGAGGCTCGCTGTCAGCAGGCTTGCCCAACTCATAACCCGATGGCCATGCAGCGCTGGAAAGCGTGTCAGCATTGCCCCAATCACCCGGAACAGCGAGGTGCATCAAGTGCAGGAGCAAGAGACGACGCCGCTGATTATTCGCAAGCGCGGCAAGAAGATGTGGTGTGTGTGTCGGGGTCGCAAGGTGTTGGCGTTCGCCGGTAGTTTCGCCTGGGCTAAGACCCGTCGGGACATGATTAGAAGTGGTGTACTGGATGTGCCAGTACTGGTGAGTTAAGGAGAAAGTGATGGCTGTAGTAATAACAGAAGATCTAGTCCCGAAAGGGTATCGAAAAGATGCAAAAGGGCGGCTCATTCCTGAGTCGACAATCAAGCCTATTGATTTGGAGCGTGACAAGCTGGTGATCGCCATTGTGGAAGGTGCGCAGGCACAAAGTGCTGCCCTGACCCGCTTCAAGGCGGCCACGTTCGGCGATATCGAGGCGTTCGTTGAACTCTCCGCCGAACAGTACGGTGCCAAGGTCGGCGGCAAGAAAGGCAACGTGAGCCTGCTGTCGTTTGATGGTCGTTACCGCGTCGACCGTGCCATCCAGGACACCATCAAATTTGATGAACGGTTGCAGGCCGCTAAGGAGCTGATTGACCAGTGCCTCCAGGACTGGACCGCTGGCTCGCGGGATGAGCTGAAGGTCATCGTGAACGACGCGTTTCGGGTTGATACGTCTGGCGAAATTCGTGCTGGTCGAGTGTTGGCCCTGCGCCGGTATGACTTCAAGGACGAGCGCTGGATGCGGGCCATGCAGGCGGTGGGGGATGCGGTGCAGGTGACCGGCTCCAAGACCTATCTACGAGTGTATGAGCGAGTCGGCGACACCAATTCTTATCGGCCAATTAGCCTGGATATTGCCACCGTCGTTTAAATATCGAATATCGCGTTCTGAATTAATTTAAATATCCATTTTGAAAATATTTGGCGTAACAGCCAGGGGCTTCCTTACGCCAAATTTCAGGAGAAGAGAGATGGAAATAACCGCTAACCACGTCAACGTCGAGCAGCTTGTGGCCATGATAGAGGCCCGCACGTTCCCTATCGGTGTGGACTTCACCGACCCGCTGGCCCAGCGCCTGTATGACGCAATGTCCGTGTTGATGTGCCATGCCAGTGTTGCTGCCCGGCAGGCATCCATTGCACGGCGCTATATCACCACTCGCGCAGAGATGGAGATAAGTCAGGGCGGCTGTAACAGCTTGAAACAATGTTTGGAGGAGATGAATGCGCAAGAGCAAGGCAAGACGGCGCCGGTGGTTCTTCGTCAGCAGTACCAGGAAGAGCTGAACGACGTTATTCCAGCCGCTAAGGCGGCAGCATTTCACCTGAAAGACTTTGCCACCAATTTGGAATCCATCATGCCCTCGTTAACTGAGGTTCCTGGGCTGGAGGCATATGCCAAGGAGCTGGAGCAGCGAGGCGGTGCCCTGGTGCTTCTGCTGCGTGATGGCGCAGACCTGCTGGAGCAGCTGATGGACTTCAACGTCCCTGTCGTGGAGCCCTGCAAGAGCCATGGCTCTGAGCGGGGTGGTCTATGAGCCAGCCATTCAAACCGCTGGGTTATGCGCATCACCGTGCCAAGGCTCAAGCGCTCGAGGAGCAGGGTCAATGGGCAAGAGCGGCTGAGGCGTGGAAGCGCGCCATGAGCACCCACTGCTCCATGGCCAACTGGCGAGAAGCTGATGCCAGGCGCGTATTTTGCCGCCGCAAACTCAACCAACAACGAGCACAACAACGGGAGGCTGTATGAGCCTGCAAGACATCAAGTTTGATAACGAAAACCCCAACGGCTATGCCGCGCTCGCCGGTCGTGCAGTTGAGCTCGAGAAGCAAGGGCTTTGGAGTATGGCGTGTGACATGTGGGCTACGGCTCGCAAGGCAGCCAAGAAGCCCATCAACGCTGAGTGGGCGCAGAATCGGGCTGATTACTGTCTGACCGCCAGGCATCGTAATTGGCGCAACGTGCAGGCGGCAGCATGAGCTCCCTCTTCGTGTATGGCGTCATCGTTGTGGCGTTTGCTGTGGTTGATTTCCTGGCCCTCATCTTCGAGCGGGTGATGTGGTGGCAAACCACCTCGCAGTTCCTCTGGTGGGTCAAGCTGGGGATCAACGTCAATATCATCGTGGTGGGGTCAGCCATCGTGCTAACCGCCGGAGAGTACATCCCATGAATAAACGCATTCTGGACAAGATAAAGAAGCTGCTGGCCCTGGCGGCCAGTGGCAACCAGCACGAGGCGGCCAATGCCATGGCCAAAGTGCAGGCGCTGATGGCAGCGAATGGCCTCACCGAGTCCGATATCGAAATGAGCGGCATCGCCCAGCAGTGGGCCAAGTGTGCAAACCAGAGCCGTACACAACCCCAGTGGAGCCACATGTTGATCACCTTGGTCGGTGAGGCGTTTGGTGTCGAAACGACGTATCGACGTGAGCTGTTCGGGTTGGTGAACGTGTCGTTTATCGGGCCAGCCGAACGGGCCGAGATAGCCGGTTATGTCTATGAGGTGCTGGGCCGCCAGCTAGGTAAGGCTCGCCGCGAATATATCAAGGGTCTGAATAAGCGGATGAAAACCACTACCAAGATTACGCGGGCCGATCTGTTCTGCGAAGGCTGGTGCCGGGCCGTTTACGCCAAGGTGCAGCGTTTGGTGCCCAACGAGAAGGAGGCGGCATTGGTTCGCCAGTTCAAGGAAAAGCATAACCCAAACCTGCGCCAGGCAACGGCCAGAGAGGCTGGCGGCAATCGCCGGGATCATAGCGCCATGTATGACGGTTACGACGTTGGTCGGCAAGTTGAGCTCAATGCTGGGGTGGCAGGTCAGGAACAAGGGAAGCTGGAGGCGTTATGAAGCATATAAACGATCTGGTCTTCACCAGCATACAAGATGCCAAGTCAACGCTGGAATGCACCCTTAGTCAGAGCCCGCAGCAGGCGCTTGTAGAGGCCGAGGCAGTACTGAAAGCCATGGTGGCATTTCAATATGACCAGCCCACTCGCCGCAAGATGCTGAAAAGTATTATCAACCGGGCCAATAAGGCACTCAAGGCGCAGCATGGAAACTGAACTGAACTATGACCCAGCGGACCCAGAAAAAATGAACCTTCCGCAAGGAAAAACATGTGGGGACTGCAAGCATATTCGCCGCTGCAAGGCGATTTATGGTCATACCGAAACTGACACCTATTGCGATTGGTCCCCGTCTCGGGCCGTGTTTAAACAGGAATTGAAATCAGTGGAGGCGCAATGAGCAAGGTATGGATGGCCGTCAATCTGCTGGCCTTGATTGCGGGTCTGGTCTTGCTGATATAGCCCGATGCGAAACCACCCCGCCGTCTGGCGGGATGGTCTGCCCAGCGTGGTTGCTGGGTACTGATGAGCAGCCAAGGGGGAATTCCGATGTTTGACTATGCCGAGGCTTTTGAGCAGGCAAAACGAATGGACCAGGCGTTGCTGAATAAGATCCGGGAGGCAGTATGGGCGGCATTAGAGCAAGGCTTGTCGTTTGATGAGTTTACCGAGTCAGTGTCTGCTCTGACAGGTTGTGAGGCTGTCGCTCACCGGAGGGATCATGAGTAAGGCCGAGATTAAATCTGATGCGCACCGCAAGGCAGCAGAGCGAGCCAGGCATAAGGCGCTTGGTATCCAGCGAGTGGAGGTCAAGTTGTCGACCAGGGAACGCGAGCGGTTGGATCAGCTCTGCCGACTACGGGCCGCTGGTGATGTTCCCTACACGGCAGATGAGTACCTCAGCACCTTGATACGACGAGATTGGGAGCGCTGGGAGCGGCAAGAGGCAGACGCAGGAGCTCAGCGTTGTGAGCATTGCCGGGAAGCGTTACCAGATGGATGCAAAGGAGCCTTTTACGGTGAGGCCGCATGCTGGCTGACAAAGGGGAGGAAAGAGTTGGCGCTGTGAGCGTGACCGGAAGAAATGGCGTTGTTTTGTTGAATTGTCCGGTCACGAAGTAGCAACCGATGAGTGAAGCGAAACCATACCGCGATTTTGCGGGATGGTCTACCCGATGTGGTGATCGGGTACTGATGAGCAGCCGACCAGGGCCCTGGTCTTAACGGGAGAACCGCTATGACCAACATTGATTTGAATATCCGGCTGATACGTATTTTTTCCACTGCCGCTATCGCCTCTGCCACCACAGAGAAGATCGCAGCAGTCAAACAACTCAAGGCGTTTAGTACCGATGCAGTGTCGGCACAGCGCCACGATCTCGCGGGTGATGCAGACCAGCTTTGCCGCACCCTTATCCACGAACTGCGCAACCGGAGGCCCTATGAGCAACGCTATGCGTAATGGCCAGATGGCCAAGATCCACATCGCCAAAGCCCAGCTGGGCCTGGACGATGCGGAATACCGCGCCCTGCTCGGCCGCGTTGCAGGGGTATCGAGCGCCAAAGACCTCAACCCGCGTCAGATGGGGGCGGTGTTGGCGGCCTTTGAGAAATTGGGTTGGCAGCCCAAGGCCCCTGCCAAGCAAGGGCGCAAGCGTCCGAACGTGAAGACGACGCGTGAGCGGTTGATCGGCAAGATTGAAGCACAGCTGGCTGCCGCTGGCCGCCCTTGGGCTTACGCTGATGCCATGGCCTTGCGGATATGCAAGGTTGAGCGGGTGGAGTGGTGCGACGAGCCGCAGCTGCAAAAGCTCGTTGCCGCCTTGAACTATGATGCCAATCGCCATGGGAGGGGATATGGATCTTGAACTGCTGCCCCAGGGAGCGCGGGATATCGTGTCTGCGCTGGGTGTGGCTGATGCCATCACGGTGCTCAGCAAGCTGGCAGGGACAAAGTGGGAAGTGCCTCGCCCGGAGCGGCGGCGCAATCGCTCAGGCTCACAACTTGTTGAGTACCTGGGTGAATCGCTGGCGCTGCGGGTCATGAGCGCATTTGGGGGGGAAAGCCTCTCTATACCGCGCTGTCAGAAAGCTCTAAACTCGGTGCGCGACCAGGCCATTGTGGCCAAGTTCGAAGACCTCTGCCGGGAGGGGCTGTCCGTCAGGCTGGCATTGTCAGAGCTGGCCCTGCAGTATCACCTGACCACGACCTATATCTGGAAGATCGTGAACAAGGCCACCGAGCCACACCAGGACGACAACCAACTCAGCCTCTTCTAACTGCGCCCCGAAAGGGGCGTTTGTCTAACTCCTCGCCCTGATAACTAAGCCGCAATTTCTCGATGATTTAGGCATCACGCCACCTCGAGAAACTACCGTGCCGAACGCCGTTCACTCTCCCCCCAAAAAGCTGTCAGCCGTTGCATTGGCAGTGGCTATCGCGACCCCTTCCGTTGTGTATTTCGAAGGCCGCGAAAACGAGGCATATCTCGATATCGTGGGCGTGCCGACGATCTGCTATGGCAGCACCTCCGGCGTCAAGCTGGGTCAGACCAAGACCGATGCCGAGTGTGAGGCCCTGCTGCGCGGTGAGCTGGGGCGTACCTGCCAGCGTGTCGACCAGCTGGTCACGGTCCCCATGAGCGCCACCCGTACCGCCGCCTTGTGTTCTTTTGCCTACAACGTCGGCACCGGTGCATTCAGTCGTTCCACACTCCTCAAGAAACTCAACGCTGGCGCTGGTGATGAAGCGTGCGCCGAGCTCAGCCGCTGGGTCTACGCCGGGGGTAAACAAGTACCTGGGCTGGTGACGCGCCGGGGCGTCGAGCGGGCGGTGTGCGAATGGTCGGCCACTGACGAGCAGATCCAGGCGGCCAGTGCCTGGGTGCAACAAGCGGTACATATACCACTCTCGACCACTCGCCATGCGGCTCTCACGGCCTATGCCTACGGCGTCGGCCTGGCGCAGTTGCAGGTCAGCCCCGTCGTGCAGCAGCTCAATGCCGGTGCAGGCGCAAAGGCGTGTGTATCCATGACGACATGGCCAACACCTGCCAGCAAGGGAGAGCTCAAGCGGCGCAAGGCACTGCAGCGGCTGTGTGAGGTGGTGCAGTGATCATGCGCATCACCGTCATCATCAGTGCGCTGTTACTGGCAGCGAGTCTGACCTGGCGCATTACCTCGTTGCAACAGACGGCCTATGAAAACGGCCTCAAAACGGGTCGCGGCGAAGGTGATGTCAAGGTGCTGAAGCTTCAACGTGAACATGCCAAGGCGCTGACAGATAGCGAGATCGCCACCCGTCAACGCCTTGAGGCGCTCACCAGCCGCTTGCTGGATAAGCAGCATTCCCTCAACGAAATCGCGGGCCAACTGGCCACGCAACAGCGCCAGTACCGCGACACCACAGACCGCCTGACCGGAGAACTTGCCCGTGTTACCACCTTGTACCGGCGCTCGCTCGATGCGACGCCTGAGCCTTTGCCTACTTGCGTCTTTACTCGCGACTTCGTGCGCCTCTACGACACCGCCACTGGGGCCTACCCCCTGTCTGCAACCGGCGATCCCCGCCTCGTTGTTGCGCCGTCCAGTGACACCACTGCCGCTGGGGAACTGGACAGTGGCATCACCCAGCAAGACTTCCTTGCCCACCACATCCGCTATGCCGAGCAGTGCCGCGCCACTGCCGCCCAACTCAACAAACTGATCGACACCGTGGAGAGCACACATGCCACCCGAAATTGATATTGGCCGCCTGATATGGGTGATCGTGGGTCTGCTCACCGCCTTCGGTGGTGGACTGGCAGCGTTGGTGCGTTGGTCTATTCGCCAGTTTGAGGCCCGGCTGGCGGCGACTCACAAAGCCCAGGGAGAACAGACCGTCTTACTGGGTAAGCAGATAGAGGAACTGGGCCGAAAGCGTGAAGAACTGGCTGGCAAGATGCGCGAGCGTATCGGCGGTGTTGAAGATCGCCAACGTGACCAGGAACGCGAGTTCATGGAGCTCAAGTTGGAGCTCGCCCATGACTATGTGCGGCGTGAAGATTTTGTCCGTAACCAGACCGTGATCGAAGCAAAAATCGATGGCCTCGCCTCGAAGCTTGAGGTCTATCAACTCCGAGGAGGAGCCAAACATGATTGATGCAACCAAAGCCCGTCGAGAGTCCATGCGCTGGTACATCATGCTGACCCTGAACACGTCACGCCCTGTCGACCCGACAGAGGTGCTGGTGCTGTCCACTGTCCAGGGGGTTATCCCGGATGCGACGGCCGCCGAATTGCGCCGCGAGATGGATTACCTGGCTGACCGCTCCATCGTCACGCTCGACAAGCTGCCGCACGGCATGTGGGTTGCGGGCCTGACCTCACTGGGGGTGGATATCGTCGAGTACACCGTGGACTGCCGCCCCGGTATTGCGCGTCCGGTCAAGTATTGGGGAGGTGAGTAATGCCGCCGCGCAGTAAGGTGCTCCGCCTGCCTGCCAACGTGAAGAAGTGGCTTGATGAGGCATTGGTGGAGGAGAACTTCGGCAATTACGAGCTTCTCTCAAAAGCGCTTGAGGCCCGTGGCCACAGTATCAGCAAGAGCGCTTTGCATACCTATGGTCAGGACTTCAGCGCCAGGCTGTCAGCGCTCAAGATGGCCTCTGAGCAGGCCCGCGCAGTGGTCGCGGCAGCGCCCGATGAAGAGGGAGCCGTCAACGAGGCTCTGATGCGTTTGGTGCAGGAGCACCTGTTCAAGCTGCTGCTGGCCGAAGGGGGCGAGTTCGACCTACCCAAGGTTGCCCGCGCCGTGGCCGAGCTGGGCAAGGCGTCGGTGGTGCAGAAGAAATGGCAGGCCGAAGTGCGGGCCAAGCTGGAGGATGCGGCGCAGAAGGTTGAACAGATTGCCAAGAAAGGCGGCATGTCTTCTGACGTCATCAACACCATCCGCAAAGAGATCCTGGGAGTGGCTGAGCGATGAGTGACTTCAAGAAAAGCCCGCTCCACCAAGCCCTCAAGATGGAGGGCATGACCACCAATGATGCGCCGGTGGTGCTGCTTCCCTATCAGCAGCGCTGGATCAACATGCGCAGCCAACTGAAAATCGGCGAAAAGTCGCGGCGTATCGGCCTAACCTGGGCGGAAGCGTCTGACAACGTGCTGACCGCTGGGGCCAGTCGCAGTGCCGGTGGCCAGAACGTCTACTACATCGGCTACAACCAGGACATGACGGTCGAGTATATCCAGGCCTGTGCCATGTGGGCACGGGCCTTTGACTATGCCGCTGGCGAGATTGAAGAAGGGATCTGGGAAGACGGCGAAGCCGACAAGGCTATCAAGACCTACACCATCAACTTCCCATCCGGGTTTCGTGTCACCGCCCTGACTTCACGCCCCAGTAACTTGCGGGGCCGTCAAGGCGTTGTAGTCATTGATGAGGCGGCCTTCCACGATGACCTGGCCGAGCTGCTCAAGGCGGCGCTGGCGCTGCTTATCTGGGGTGGCGAGGTGCATGTCATCAGTACCCACGACGGCACGGATAACCCCTTCAATGTTTTAATCAACGAGTTGCGGGCAGGCAAGCGCAAGGGCGAGGTGTTTCGCTGTACTTTCAGGGAAGCCGTGGCCGATGGCCTCTATCACCGCGTCTGTCTGCGCAAGGGTACGTCCTGGACGCAGGAGGAGGAAGACGCCTGGGTGGCAGGCGTCTATGCCTTCTATGGCGACGGTGCGGCCGAGGAGCTCGACTGCATTCCTTCCCAAGGTGGTGGAGCTTGGCTGTCGCTGGCGCTTCTGGAGAAGCGTACCAGCCGGGATGTGCCAGTGCTGCGCCTCAAGCGCCCGGATGGCTGGATCTCGGCCAGTGAACATCTGCGCCTGGCCGACACCAAGGCGTGGTGTGAACAGCACCTGCTGCCCCTGCTGGCAGCGCTGCCCAGCAAGGCCCGTTGTTTCTTTGGGATGGACTTTGCCCGCAAGCAAGACCTGTCCGTCATCACCCCCCTGGTACAGCAGCAGGATTTGCGCCGTCGTCCCCCGTTCCTGGTGGAGCTGCGCAACGTGCCCTATGCCGAGCAGCGGCTGGTGCTGTTCTATCTCGTTGACCGGTTGCCCCTGTTCCTGGGTGGTGCAATTGATGCGGGCGGGAATGGCGGCGAGATCGCAGAAGCTGCATCGGTCAAGTACGGCAGCATTCGCATCGCCGAGGTCATGCTCTCAGAGGGGTGGTATCGGGACAACATGCCGCCGGTCAAAGCCGCGCTCGAGGATGGCTCTCTTTATGACCTGCCAGCCGATCAGGATGTGGTGGATGACTGGCGGTTGGTGCAACTGGTCAAAGGGGTGCCACGCATCCCGGATAGTCGCTCGACCGACAAGGACGGAAAGAAGCGCCACGGCGATGCGGCAATCTCTGGCTCATTGGCCTGGTTTGCCAGCCGCAATGCCGTAGCTCCGTATGAATTTATTCCTGTGCCGAGGTCGAATACCCGTTGGGATGAGAACACCAAGGGTGACCGCGATAGTGATTTCGGGGATAGCTGGAAAGGAGGGGCCTGGTGATGGGCCGAATTGTTGATATCCACGGCAACCAGCTGATGCCACAAACGCTGGAAGCGACGCAAACCGCGTCCATGTTGCACCTGCACCGCACCTATGGGGAGCATCCTTCCAAGGGGCTGACCCCTCCCAAGCTCTCGTCCATCCTGGAGCAGGCGGAAGTGGGTGATATCGAGGCGCAGTGTGAGCTGTTCCAGGATATGGAAGAGAAGGACGCGCACTTGCTGGCAGAGATGGGTAAGCGCCGCCGCGCACTGACCACCGTTCCCTGGTCAGTGGAGCCCGCCCGCAACCCGACTGCTGCAGAGAAGGCAGAGGCGGCTTGGCTCAATGAAGTGCTGGGTGATATGGCCGACTTTGAGGATGTGCTGTTCGACATCATGGATGCAGTCGGCAAAGGCTTCTCCGCTCAGGAAATTGAATGGCAGCGGCTTGGGTCTGAGTGGATACCCAAGGCGTTTCACTACCGCGAATCCAGCTGGTTCAAGTTTGATACCGACACCCGCACTGAACTGCGCCTGCGTGATGGCTCCGTGGATGGCGCTGAGCTGCAACCGTTCGGCTGGCTTGTGCATACCCACAAGGCCAAGTCTGGTTATGTGGCCAGGGGCGGCATCTATCGGGTGTTGGCCTGGCCGTTCCTGTTCAAGAACTACAGTGTGCGTGACTTGGCCGAGTTCCTTGAGATCTACGGTATCCCGCTGCGCCTGGGTACTTTCCACAAAGGGGCCACCGAGGATGAGAAGCGGATCCTGATGCGGGCGGTGATGAACATCGGTCACAGCGCTGCCGGTGTCGTCCCGGAGGGCATGCAGATCGACTTCAAAGAGGCCGCCAAGGGCACCCATCAGCCGTTTGATTGGATGGTCAACTGGTGCGAGAAGTCGATGTCCAAGGCCATCCTGGGAGGCACCCTCACCAGTCAGGCAGATGGCAAGACCAGCACCAATGCGCTGGGCAACGTGCATAACGAGGTGCGCCACGATCTGCTGCGCTCAGACGCCAAGCAGGTATCAGGGGCGCTGCGCCAATACCTGCTCTATCCGCTGCTGATGCTCAACAAGGGCGGAGACCGCGATCCACGTCGCCTGCCGCGCTTCACGTTTGATGTGGTAGACCCTGCTGATTTTGCAACTTATTCCAAGGCGTTGCCTCACCTGGTCTCTGCTGGCATGCGGGTACCCGAGCAGTGGGTCCATGACAAGCTGCGCATCCCGGTGCCCGCCAAAGGTGAGGCGGTACTTGGTGCGCCTGCCGCGCAGGCCGCCACGCGTCAGCAAATCCGCGTGGCAGCAGCCAAAACCGCAGCAGAAGTGGATCCCCTGGAGGACTTGGCCGAGCAGATGAGCGAAGAGTGGGAGCCGGTCGCGGACATGGTGGAAGGCCCTTTGCAGGCGCTGTTGGCCAGCTGCAAGAACCTAGCAGAGTTTGAGCGCAGATTGCCCGAGCTTATCGGCCAGATGGACGAAACCGAGTTGGCCAACGCCATCGCCCAGGGGCTGTTCACTGCCAAGGTGGCAGGAAAAGTGGGGGCAGCATGACAGGCTCGGTCACGCTCACCCCTTTGCCCCCCAAGGAGGCCATCGCCTACTTTGAGCAAAAAGGGTATGCCATCGGGTTCAACTGGCAGGATGTGTGGCAGGCCGAACATCAGGCCGCGTTTACCGTGGCCAAGGTGATGCAACAAGATCTCCTAGAAGACATTCGCAAGGAGGTGACCAGGGCGCTGGCCGATGGCACGACCTACGAGGACTTTGCCAAACGCCTGACGTCGGTGCTCAAAGACAAGGGGTGGTGGGGCAAGCGGCCAATGGTGGATCCACTGACCGGGGAGGAGCGAGAGGTGCAACTCGGCAGCCCCCGGCGGCTCAAGGTCATCTATGACACCAACCTGCGCACGGCGAACAGCGAGGGGCAATGGGAGCGCATCCAGGACACCAAGGAGGCATTCCCCTATCTCGAGTATGACGGCAACAACTCGGAGCACCCACGGTTGACTCATGGCCAATGGGACAAGATGGTGCTGCCGGTGGATGATCCGTTTTGGCAAGCACACTTCCCCGTCAAGGAGTACGGCTGCAAGTGTCGGGTCATTCCCCGTTCCGCTCGCCAGCTCGAGCGCCAGGGTAAGAAGGTCGACACCGCGCCCAAGGTGCCGACCCGGCAGTTTGTCAACAAGCGCACCGGTGACACACAGCAGGTGCCGCAAGGGGTGCATCCCTCGTTTTACTACCCGCCCGGTGGCAGACGGGCCTCACTGAATCGTCGCCTGACAGAGCAGCTGGAGGGCACCACCCCCGCCATCGCTCGCGCCAGTGTGTCGGAGATGGTCAGTGGTCCCGCCTTTGCGGCGTGGGTCAAGCGTCCAGCCGGAGCCTTCCCGGTTGCCTACCTGGAGCGCAGCGCGGCAGCCGAACTGGGGGCCAGCACCCAGTTGGTCAGTTTCTCGGAAGATTCGCTGGCCAAGCAGCAGCGCCACCACCCGGAGCTGACGCCAGCAGAGTACCGCTGGGTGCAGCGGGCGATTGATGAGGGCCGCAAGATTGAGGATGCCAAGGATGGCTCTGCCATCTACATTCTGGAAGAGACTGGTTATGTCACCGTTATCAGGGCCACCCGCACGGGCAAGGCGGTGTTCATGACCAGCTTCAGGCGGTTGAGTTCGAATGAGGTAAAACGGGACGTGGAGATCCAGCGATTGCTGGACAAGCAGAAGGGGAAGTGAGCGAACGGTGGGGCCTCCCTCTTACATCGATGTGTAAGCAACCCCACATAGCACTCCGACTAACGCGACCCAACTGGAGGGAAAGGCCGCTGCGTGTTACGGCCGGGAGTTTGTCACCGTGTCACGTTCGCTCAAGTGGTACTGTAGCGCACCAGCAAATGGGCTTCAATGTCGCTCACAAAATCAAAAGGCCATGGAGATCAAGGTTAGAGCGTTCTGGTAGTGTGGTGCTTTACTGACACTGACCAGAGGATGTTATGAACGATAAGAAAAAACCGTCGGATAATCACGAGGGGATTGCCCCGTGCAAGAGCCAACCCGATAAGGGAGATAGGCGCTATATGCCTCGCAATCCCCCTCCGCCGCCGGAACCCAACAAACCGAAAAACAGGTGAGGATATGAACGAACGTCATGGACTTGAGTTTGCTGTTTTCTACAGCATTGCACTGTGTGAAATGCATGCCAGGTTCTGGGGCCGAACCGACAAGTGGTTGAACTTTTTGCAGATAGCCCTTGGCTCTGCGGTGTTTGCCAGTGTGGGGGACACGATGATCTTTGGTGGATTGCTCGTTGGGATGACCGCCTTCACGTTTGTCTGGCAACCCGGTGTCACGTCCATGAAGTTCGCCATGCAACTCCAGAAATACCAGGCGTTGTCTTATAGGATGGGCGGTCTGGACGATGCGGCGTTAAGCCATGCGCTACTCGAGATCGGCGAAAATGACCAGCCAGAGCTGGGTCTGTTAACGCACTCTGCAGAATTAAGGGCGCACATCAGGATGTCGAAGTCGACCGACATTCGCCTGACGTTGGCAGAGAAGTTGATGTCCTGGCTCGCTGGCGACCTACCCAGGCAACATGCCTGATGAGAAGCCCCTCATTGAGGGGCTTTTTTGATGGGGCAGCCTGCGGCGTTTTGAAGCGTTGCGGGTTGTTTGCTGTAGGGTGGCTAGGGGTCGCGCCCTGAAATTGATTCTGCGGCGAAGTCACCACCTTGTCACCACTATGCCGGGAGTGGATCGAGGTCAGGTTTCTCCTCCAACTGCAATGCATCCAGTTCATCCCGTGTTTTTTCGTATCGATCTGCATCCAGCTCCGCACCGACGAAGTGCCGCCCCAGTCGCCAGGCTGCCTTGGCAGTACTGCCAGAGCCCGCGAAGAAGTCTGCCACCACATCCCCCTCCCGGCTGCTGGCCTGGATCATGTGCTCCAGCATCGATGCCGGTTTCTCGCAGGGGTGTTTGCCTGGATAGAACTGCACAGGCGGGTACGTCCACACATCGGTATAAGGGGTGGCCTTGGTCACGAAGAACGGGCGGCGCAGCTTATCGAACTGCTCACGCAAGTCGTCATAGCTTTCCTTTAACTGGTTATAGGTATTGGACAGCCCCTGGTAATCGTTGGTCAACGTCTCAAAGTCCCGCAAGGGGGTCTGCTTGCTGGCGAAGAGCTGCTGCAAAACGGCGTATTGTTCGCGGTTGGGCAGTTGCCATTGTGACGCGCCGAACCAATGACCGGCCATGTGGGTGCCGGTCGCGGCGTTGATCTCCGCTGCGCTGATACCCGCCGCCTCTTTTGCTGCCCGGAAGTAGTCGATGAGGGGGCTAAAGGTTTGGCGGCGCAGGGAGTGGCAGGCATGACGATAGCCGCTCCTGGCCACGGCGCTGCCATCGGCCCCTTTGGGTTCGGCAAACAAGATGCGCTCTGTGGCCGGAAAGTAGCTGCGCAGACTCTCTGCGTTGCAACCATTCCAGCGGCCGCACGGTTTCGCCCACACGATGTGGTTCAGCAGCTGCGTGTGGCGGCGGACCATCAGCTCGGTGTCGGCTGCCAGGCGTGAACCACAAAACAGATACAGTGAGCCTGTCGGCTTCAGCACCCTGGTAAAGGCAACCATGCACGCTTCAAGCCATGCCAGGTATGCCGCCTCGCTGGGCCACTGGTGGTCCCAGGCATCGGCTTTGACTTTGTAGTAGGGTGGATCGACGATCAAGAGATCCACTGAGTGTGCGGGGAGTGAGTCGGCGACGGCTATCGCGTCATTGCATATCAGGGTAATAGTCGGGATCATGTTAACGCTCCTGAGCAGGCGTGTTTCGAACGCCACCCGTTATACGCCTGGCTCTCATCATGCACTACCCCGTCCCTCTCTTTGCCTAACCACTTGGCTCTCTGTCTAACTCCTTAACCTGATATCCCCACCTGTGGCTCTCTATCGTAGAGGGCATGAAACGACCTATCCCAACTTCAAACACTCACGGCATTGCTGCTTGCACGTTCGAGATCCAGGCATCTGGCGCCGATGTGCAGCTGTTCCCTGTCGGTAAATTCAAGGCCCGCGACGGTCGTCCGTTCGAACCTGCTGGCGGTCACTGGGTATTGGATGACGCTATCGCGGCAGACCTGCTGGCAAACCTGGCGATGCGGCAAACTGACATCGTCTTCGATTACGAGCATCAGACCCTCTATGCCGAGAAGAACGGCAAGCCTGCTCCCGCTGCAGGTTGGTTAAAACCGCTGTTAGTTGAGTGGCGTCCCGGTGTAGGCCTGTTCGCCATATCAGTGGACTGGACTGAGGCAGCCAGTGCTCATATCGCGGCGCGTGAGTACCGCTATATCAGCCCGGTGTTTTCGTATGACCGCAACACCGGCGCCGTGCTCAATCTGCTGCACGTTGCCCTGACCAATTTCCCTGCTATCGACGGCATGGAGGCGCTCATCGCCTCCGCCACCACGAAATACATGGCCGATGAGGCCCCACCCAAGGAGAACACGATGAACCGCGAACAACTGATCGCGCTACTTGGCTTGTCTGCAGACGCCAGTGACGAAGACATCAGCACCGCCATGGCGGCCATGAAAGCGCGGGGCGATACCCTGGCGCAAGAAGTGGCGGCACTCAAGACCGAGAAGACCCAGCTTGAAACCGCGATTGCGGCCGCCAAGACCAGTGCTGCGCCAGACCCGGCCAAGTTCGTCTCTGTCGAGGTGGTGGAGGCGCTCAAGCAAGACATCGCCGCCCTGCGCACCGAGTCCACGACCAAAAACGTGGACGAGCTGGTCACGGCGGGTCTGGATGACGGTCGGCTGCTGCCCGCCCAGGAGAAGTGGGCGCGTGATCTGGGCACATCCAACATCGCCGCCCTGAAAGGGTATCTGGACAGCGCTACCCCCATTGCGGCGCTCAAGGGGCGTCAGACCAACCACATGAAGCCGCCGGAGAAAGAAGAAGACCTGAGCCCGGAAGCGCTCGCCATCTGCAAGTCCATGGGGGTGGACCCCAAGGACTACATCAAAGAACTCAACAGCAAGGGCTAAGTGATGAAACTGACGTCAGATCGCAATACGCCGCTGATGGACGCCACCGCCGTGTCCATTCCGGCGAAGGGAGACCAGGTGATCTTCGGTGGCTCCCTGGTGTGTGTGGACGCCGATGGGTTTGCCGTACCTGGTGCGGCCACTGCCGGGCTCACCTATGCCGGGCGGGCCGAAGGCAAAGTCAATTCGGCGGGTAAGGCCGATGGCGAGGTGCAAGTCCTCGTTCGCCGTAAAACGGTATTCAAGTGGGCCAATGACGGCACCGTGCTGCCTGCCAACCTGATGCAGCCGGTGTTTGTGCTGGATGACCAGACTGTCGCCGCTGCTGGTGATGTACAGGTGGGTATTGCTGTGCGCCTCGATAACGATGGCGTGTGGGTTGAGTAACAAGGGGTAACCATGATCGTTAATCGTGAAGCAATCCAGGCTTGGTTCGTCGGCCTGAAAACCATTTTCAACAACGCGTTTAGTGCCGCGCCCTCCACGTGGGAAAAGATTGCGATGGAGTCGCCATCCTCTTCTTCAGAAGAGGATTACAGCTGGCTGTCGACCTTCCCAAAGATGCGCCGCTGGATTGGGGCCAAGGTGGTCAAGAACCTCTCAGCCTATCGCTATGTGGTGGTGAACGAGGACTTTGAAGCCACGGTGGCCGTTCGTCGCAATGACATCGAAGACGACAAGATGGGCAAGTATAAGCCGCAGGCCATGTCAGCCGGTGTGTCTGCTGCCCAGTGGCCAGATGAACTGGTCTATGAGGCAGTCAATGGGGCGTTCAAAAACGTCTGTTTTGATGGCCAGCCGTTCTTTGATACCGACCACCCGGTCGGGGATGGCACGGTCAGCAATATGTTCACCAAGGTGCTCAGTAATGCCTCCTTGGCTGCCGCCCAAGCGGGTTATGGCGCTGCCCGCACTGCACAAAAGCAGTTCAAGGATGAAGAGGGGCGTTCGCTCAACATAAACCCCAACATCCTGCTGGTTGGTCCTGCGTTGGAAGATACCGCCCGGATGCTGCTGACCCACGACAAGCTCGCGGATAACACCCCGAACCCCTACAAGGGCACCGCTGAGCTGGTCGTGGATGGTCGTATCGAGAGCGACACCTTCTGGTGCCTGCTCGACACCACTCAGCCGGTCAAGCCGTTCGTCTTCCAACCCCGCAAGAAGCCGGTGTTTGTGCAGCAGACCAACCCGGACTCCCCTGATGTGTTCAACCTGGCCGAGTACAAGTTTGGCGCAGAAGCGCGCGGCGCGTCCGGTTATGGTTTCTGGCAACTGGCGTTTGGCTCAACCGGTGAGGGGTAAACCATGGCACCCAGGAAAGATGTGAAGGGGGCTGCTCGTGGGGCAGCCAACACGGGCGATAGCCAGAGTGACGAAGCCCGCTTGGCCGAAGAGGCTCGCTTGGCTGAAGAGGCCCGCCTGGCTGAGGAGGTCCGCCTGGCTGAGGAGGCTCGCTTGGCGGAGGACGCCAGTCGAGCGGATATCGAGCGTCAGGCGCGAACTCTGGGGTATGAGGGGGTCACCCACGTTCCATTCCAGGCGCTGGAGATCACCAGCCTTGGGGCGTACTTCCATCGCTGCGGTCGTCGCTTTACTCAGGAGCCGACCACCATCCCGCTCGATGACCTGACGCTGGATGAACACCATCGCCTGACCACCGAGCCCCGACTGCGGGTGCGTGAGATCACCATTGATGTCGATGATATCGACCTGCCAGTACAGGAGTGATGTCGCCATGTACGCAAGTAGCATCCAGCTGTTAACGCGTTACAACGCAGAAGAAATCGCCCAGCGTGCCGACCAGCGCATCCCGCGTCTGGTCACCGGCGAGATGCTGAGCACGGCCGCCGCCGAGGGTGACCTGTCCGGGTATACCCCGGAGGAGCAGGCCGCCACCCTGGCTGCCCTCGGGCAGGTAGAACGCGTCTTGCAGGATGCCCGGCAGACCATCGACGCCTATGTGGGGAGCCGTTATCAGTTGCCCCTCACCCAAGCGCCAGAGGTACTGGAACGCATCGCCTGTCAGTTGGCGCGATACGGCCTGTATGACGACCGGGCCACTGAGCAGATCAAAGCGCTGCGTGATGACAGCATCAAGTTCCTGGAACAGGTGGCCACAGGTCGCATTCAGCTCGGTGTGACGGATAAGCATGCCGCCCCGGCCTCAGCCTTAGTGGCGGAGGTGGTCAGTGATGGGACCGTCTTTGGGCGTGACCGCAGCCACGGGTTTATCTGATGAGCGGCACCTCCCTCAACCTCACCGTCAAGGGTGACCTGCAGGTCCTGCTCAAGCCCCTCAAACAGTTGCAAAAAGCTGGGGGGCATCCTGCCCCCTTACTCAAGCAGATTGCGGCGCTCGGGGAGAACACCACTCGCGCTCGTTTTGCGGATGAGGAAGGGCCGGATGGCGAGAAGTGGGTGGAGTCACTGCGCAAGCAGTTGCAAGGCGGTAAGACCTTGACCCGTGATGGTCACCTTTCCGGTTCCATCACCGGTGACTCATCAGACACTGAAGCTCGCTGGGGCAGCAACCGCATCTATGCCGCCATTCATCAGTTTGGTGGGGTGATCAAGGCCAAAACCAGCAAGGGGCTGGCCTTTACCCTGGCCAGTGGTGATCACGTCGTGACCCAGTCCGTCACGATGCCGGCACGGCCATTTTTGGGCCTCAACCAGGACGACGAGGATGACATCGTTTACCTGGTACGCGACTACGTCAACAAAGCCATGGGGGTTGCATGATCAAGGAATGCGAACTGGCGCTGCTGGAGCTGATTAACAAGAGCCCGCTGCGCCGATTCATCCGTGACGACGCTTCACCACTGCCCGCCATTCCCGACAAGGATGTGCTGGACCGGTGGAGAACGCAGGCACCGGGAGTGTATGTGGTCGCCCTGGACGGCGAGGTCGGTGAAGCCGATGTGAAGACCCCGTTTGCCATCGTGGCGGTGGCCCAGAACGCGGGCACCACAGTGGCCGCTCGCCAGGGGGACCTCCGCGTCATCGGCCTCTACGACATGATCCGCATCCTGGTGTCCAGCATCCACGGCCAAAGCAGTAGCGATTATGGGTGCTGGTACTGCGGCAAGTATCAGTTCCTGCAAGACCCCGCCTTGCGGGATCACAACCTGGATGTGGCGCTGTTATTGGTGACCGGTGTTGCCGGTATCCCGGACATCGATATCAGTGACCTGGATGATTTCAACGAACTGTATGCCTCCTGGGGTGTAGTACCAGAGGGGGAGCAAAAGGGTAAGCCGCTGTGCGAAGCCCTTATCGAGCTCAATCAAGGAGAGCCTGATGAATAACCGTAAGACGGTTCGCCCCCTGCCTGGGCGGCGAGTGCGCAAACCAGACGGCAGCCTGCTGGCGACTAATGGTGAGGCGGTGAACTGGACCAGTTACTGGTTGCGCCGCCAGCGCGATGGCGACATCGAGGTGCTCGCCGAGCAAGAAGAGACTGCCGTGCCCGTAGCCCCTCAAGCAGAGGCTGCACCCAGCACCAAACCCGGCAAGACCGTGAAAGATAAGGGGGTCGCATGACCATTGCATTCAATCAAGTGCCCAACAACATCCGCGTCCCGCTCGCCTATGTCGAGTTTGACGCCTCTGGGGCGCTCAAGGGAACGCCTGTGCTGGAGTGGCGCACACTCTTCATCGGCCAAAAGCTGGCTGCGGGTACTGCCACGCCGGGTGAGGCGGTGCGCGTTACCCGCAAAGGTGAGGCCGCCCGCCTGTTTGGCGAAGGCTCGATGCTGACGGCCATGCTCGACATGGGCAAGGCGGCCAACAGCTTCATGGAGACCTGGGCCATCGCGCTGGAGGATGATCCTGACAGCACTGCCGCCACGGCCCCGCTTGTCGTGAACACGAACGCCCTGGGGGCTGGCACCCTCTCACTGCTGATTGGTGGTCACCACCTGCAGGTCGGTGTGGCTGACAACGACATGGCGCAGGTTATCGCGGTGAAGATCAGCGACAAGATCAACGCGACAACGGCCTTGCCCGTCACAGCGGAGGTGAAAGCGGCAGAAGATGGCCGCACCACGCCGGGTGAGTTGGTGCTGACCGCCAAGCACAAGGGCGAAGTCGGCAACGGCATTGATGTACTGGTGAACTACTACGCAGGGGAACAACTGCCGGATGGCGTTACCTTGTCGTTGTCCCCCCTCTCGGGCGGCACAGGGAACCCGGACATCACCGAGGCAATTGCAGGGTTCGGGGATGAGTGGTGGAAGTCGTTCGTGATGCCCTACACCGATGCCGTGAACATGAAACGCCTCGAGACCGAGCTGCTGGAGCGCTGGGGACCGATGCAGATGAACGATGGTCTGGCATGGGGTGCTTATCGCGGCACACTCGGCGAGGCCGCTGATTACGGTAACGCCCACAACGGTTTTCTGATGAGCACCATGGCCACCAACCTGGCTCCCCAGGCGTCCTATCTGTGGGCATCGGTCTACGCCGTGGTGGCTGGCACATCGCTGGCACTGGATCCGGCCCGTCCGCTGCAGACCCTGCTGCTGCCAGGCATCTTGCCCCCGGTCAAGAGCGCCCGCTGGAGCCGTGAGGAGTGCAACCTGTTGTTGCACGATGGCATGGCAACCCACGAAGCCAGCACCGATGGCGATGTGATGATCCAACGCGAGATCACCATGTACCAGCAGGATGCCTATGGTCAGGACGATACCAGTTACCTGGACGTGCAGACCCCGGCCACCCTTTCCTACATCCGCTACGGCTGGGTGCAGCGGGTGCAAAAAATGTTTGGCCGCCACAAGCTCGGCAACGATGGCACCCGTTATGGCCCGGGCCAGCCCATTGTGACCCCGAAGATTTTGACCACTCAGGCACTGGCCTACTTCACCGAGCTGGAGAAAAAGGGGTTGGTCGAAAACTTCGAGCAGTACAAGAGCACCCTGGTGGTGGAACGTAATGCCGACAATCCCAACCGGTTGGACATGCTGGGCCATCCCGACCTTATCAACCAGTTCCGCATCCTGGCGGACCAGATCCAATTCATCGTGTAAGGAGGGGCTATGTCCAAGTTTGCAGGCCGCGCCGAGATCCGGGTCAATGGCGCCACCTACCGCACCTTGGCCGGTGCGACGCTCAACACCGGCGGCACTACCCGCACCACGGTCAAGGGCTATGACGTCTACGGCTTCAGTGAAGAGGCCACCGAGCCAACGGTCGAATGCAAGATCCCGCTTGGCGCGGACACCGACCTGATGGATATCAATGCCATTGCGGAAGCCACTATCGAGTTTGTCACCGATATCGGCAAAACCTACATGCTCATCGACGCCTGGCGCGATGGCGACCCGGTGAAAGTCAGTGGCAATGAGGTGGACGTGAAGTTTGCGGCCATCGAGTGCAAGGAGGTCTAAATGGCGAACACCACATTCATGCTCAAAGATGGGGTGCCCTTTGGCAAAGGCGATGAGCAGGAGCTCCTCAAGGAGGTCACGCTCGGTTCATTAACCGTCGGTGACATTACCAAGGCGCAGGAAGAGTCAGAGAAGTTGGTGCCGACACCGCAAGGCTACGCACTGATTGTGAGCCCGACATTGGTGGGGCTCAACCTGCTGCGCTACCAAATCAAGCAGTTGGGCAGAGTAAAAGGGCCGCTATCACTGGCCATGATGCACAGCCTAACGCCCACTGACCTCGATTTGCTCAATCAGAAGGCTGACGCGCTCGATGCGGCCGCACTCAAGGGGGTGGAGCAGCGGGGGCGAGATCAGCCGGCACCATGACGCAATCGAACAACTTGCCCTGGTGCTCGGTGCAAGGCTTCACACCCCGCAATCGGAAATATCGGCTCTGACATTGAGCCGATTCTTCAAATCCCTCTCCCACCTGAAACGGACTCGCCATGAGCAATGACATTCGCACAGAGCTGGTACTCGATCTTGGGGGCAACCTTGCCCAACGGGCCAAGCGCTATGAAAACGCGATGGGCAGCATGGCCACGCGTAGTGCTCGCAGCATGGCGATGATGAAGAGAAGCACCGAGCTGGCAGGTAAAGGGTTGGATGCCCTGGGCAACCGTTACACCGCCCTGGCAGGCGGTGCGACCATGGCGTCAGGGGTTAACAACGTCATCAAGATGGACAAGTCATTGCGCTCGCTCCAGGTCGCATCTGGCAAGACGGCTGAGGAGATGAAAGAGATCCAGTCCCAAATGTTGGCCACCGCCCAGGCCAGCCATATCCGCATCGACTACAGCGAACTGGAAGCCGGGGTCGCGCAAGTGGTGGAGATGACCGGCGATCTGGATTGGGCGTTGGCCAACCGCGAAACCATGGCAATGACGATCAGTGCCTCCGGGGCTGGCGGGGATGCAGTCGGGGCATTCATGGCCGAGCTACAGAAGATGGGATTGACCGCAGATCAAACTACGGAAGCTATCTCCAGAATGCTCAATCAGGGCAAAGAAGGGGCATTTACCCTCCAGAATTTGGCCTCCTTGGGGTCGCGTGTAGTCTCAGCCTATGCCACCAGTGGCCGCAATGGCACCACCATGCTCAAAGAGATGGGGGCTGTGTTGCAAATGATCCGTGGAACTTCCGGGTCCGCAGAACAGGCAGCCACCTCTTTTGAATCGCTGATGCGCTCATTTAGCAACAACAAGGTGCTCAAAGACCTGCAGAAGCGCGGTATTCAGGTGTTTGACCCCGAGAAGCTCAAGCAGGGCGAGAAGGTGCTGCGTCCTATCAATGAGCTGATGAAAGAGATTGTTGTCAAGACCAACGGCGACATGGCCAAGATCAGTGCTGTGTTTACTGACTCAGAAGCATCTAGGGCGTTCAACTCGTTTATCAACTCATTCAAAAATCCCGAAGACCCAGGAGAATTTAAGGGCCTGGATAAATTTCTGAAATCCAGCGGCGACTCTAAAACGCTCATTGATGATTCCACGACGATGGCTAATTCATATGCCTCGCTACTCTCCAACCTCAATAACGCCTGGATGGAATTCTCGACCAATGAGATGGGAGGCACGATCGAATCAATGGCCCAGAGCCTGCGCAGCCTCAAGCAGGAAGATGTCCAGCGTTGGATGGACATGGGCAAGACCCTGCTTTATGTCGGCGCTGGCGCCGTTGCTGCCCGCAAAGCATGGCAGGCGGGTGTTGCGGTCAAGAAGGGGGTGGACTGGTGGAGGCAAGCAGATAACAAGGGCAGTGGCGCGCCAGGCAAACAGGGTGGATTTGGCGGGCGAATGGGGGCTGTCCCCGTCTACCTCGTCGATGGTCCCATGAGCCTGCTGCCAGATAGCCCGTCAGGGAAGCAGTCCGGTGGCAAGAAAAAGCCAGGCACTCCGTCAACGCGTGGAAATAAGTACAGCCAGCCGACAATCAAGGGGATGGGTAAAGCGGCAGGCGCAGCGGGAGTGGTTATTGAAGGCGCAATGCTTATCCCCACGCTCATGTCCGATGATCTCCAGGCTGGCGATAAGGTTAAGGCCGCCTCCGAAACCGCCGGTGGTTTAGCTGGCATGTGGGCTGGCGCTGCCGGTGGTGCCGCGCTTGGTTCATTTATTCCGGTATTCGGCACTGCGCTTGGTGGCTTTCTCGGCGGGGCGCTGGGTTATTACCTTGGCGAAAAAGGGGGAGAGCTTGCCGCAGACCAAATTAACCAGAGTTTGGATCTGACCGTCACCTTGAAAGGCGAACCAGGTACGCAAGCGGAGGTGACAGGGATGAAGTCCAGCTCCGACAACCTCACTTCCCAGGTCTATTACGGCGGAGGGATGCGCTAATGGCATGGCGTGATGAACTGCGTCCCGGTTCGTTCCGGGGGGTGCCGTTCCTGGTGGAGTCGAGCGATGAGAAGCTGGGTCGCCGGGCGGTGCAAACAGAGTACCCAGGGCGCGATGACCCCTGCCCGGAAGACATGGGCCGCAAAGCCTGGTCAGACAGCATGAAGGTGTTTGTGCTGGGTGATGATCACCTGCAGCAGGCCAGCGCGTTGAAAGTAGCATTTAACACCTATGGTCCTGGCGAATTGGTTCACCCGTATTGGGGAACCATGCAAGTGCAGATTGGCGAGGTATCGCTTAGCCATAGCACCCGTGACGGTGGCAAATCATCATTCAGTGTCGAGGTGATGGAGGCTGGCAAGCAGCCGTCCCCGACGGTGGTGACGGTCACTGACACCAAGTTGGCCACCAGTACCGCTGCGGCCCAAACCACGCTGGATGATGACTTCATTCAAGCCTTCTCGATTGCAGAACTGCCGCAGGGGCTCATTGATGAGCTGGCCGTGCGCTACAACGATGCCCTCAATCTCTTGGCTCCGGTGCGGGCCGTCGTCAATACCATGACCGATGCCGCCGCCCAGGTGGTCGACATTGCCGCGATGTTTACCGACCCAGAAGGGTTGGTTGAACAACTGCTGGCCGATGTGTACGCCGCGCTGGGATTGCCATCCCCCAACTCACGCCGCTCCTCGTTTACGGCGCAGGAAGGCACGTCCGTTGAGCGCACCCAATATGTGCTGGGTCAGCTGGCCAGCGTCGAAACCACCCGGCTGGTGCCGACTAACCCCACGCCAAGCCGCTTGCGGCAGGTGGCCACGCAAGGCCAATTGCTGGATCTGCTGCAGGGCACCGTGGTTATTACCGGGGCCTATGCATCCAGTCAGATAACCTACACCGACCGAGAGCAAGCTGCGGATGTGCAAACCGCGTTCGGGCATGCCATTGAGCAGGTGGAGCTAAAAGCCAGCGATGCACTCTATGAGGCGCTGCAGCAGGTCAACGTGGACATGGTGGCGGACCTCTCTGGTCGTGGGGCGGGCCTGCCGTCTGTCACCCGCGTGCAGCCCCGCCATACCCTGCCCGCCCTGGTGCAGGCATATCGCCTGTACCAGGACGCCACCCGAGCCGATGAGCTCGCCAGTCGAAACAACCTTGAAAATCCGCTGTTCGTTCCCGCTCGGGAATGGATGGAAGTCGTTCAGTGACAGGAGATAACGACATGACACAGAGCACGCTGATGACCATCGCCGGTGAGATTGATAAGGGCAGCCTCACCTCCTATCGCAGCCACAAAACCGTGCATGCCATGCCGATGACGCGGGGCGAGTACAACACCCGGCGTCGTTGGACGATGCCCCACTATGAAGACCCGGCAGAGCCTGGATACCTGGTGATCTACAACCTGGGAACCTGCAGGGAGTACGTCAGCTGGTCACCCGATGACATCTTTGATGAGGGGCATGCCGCGTTGCCTGAATGGGTGCAGCCTGGGCGCGGTCAACTTCTGTTTTCCTCCGTAGGCGGTGGTTGCCTGCATATCTCGATTGGCGTCGACCTGATTGCTCACGCCGTTTCTATGGGGCCAGCAGGCATGGGCTGCGTCACGGTGACGAATGCCGACACCTTTGCCCAGTCACTGGCAGCGGGCCTGCTGCGTGAAGAGGAGGATGGCTCAACGCCGGTGCATCGCATGTTTGATGATGTGGCCGAGCAGCTCGCTGAAGATGGTGAGGCTGTTGGTATTCGCTTTGATGATGAAGATGACAACGAGGGTGAGTAACTGGCATGAGCAACAACCCAGGCCGCGCTGACCTGGACATTGCAGGGCGGCGCTTTGAGGGGTGGACAGATGTCTCTGTCACCCACTCGATAGAACAGGTGGCCAGCAGTTTTACGCTGAGCCTGACCGACAGATGGGGCGTGGCCATGGAGCCGCGCCCCATTCACAAGGGGGATGCGTGTCTGGTCTCTCTGGAGGGGGAGCCCCTCATCAATGGCTACGTCAACAGCGCCAATCCCGGTTATGACGCTGACCAGCGCCGCCTGAGCGTCTCGGGACGCTCCAAAACGGGTGACCTCGTTGACTGCGCCGCCGACATCGATGGCGGCCAGTTCAAGGGGCGCTCCCTGGTGCAGATAGCCCAGGCGCTTTGCAAGCCGTTCGGCATTGAAGTGGTCAACGAAGTGCCCGAGGCAACCAAGCCACTGACCACCGACTGGCAGCTCGAGCCGGGCGAAAGTGTGTTTGAGTCGCTTGAGCGGGCCGCTCGCTTTGCCCGTTGCCTGCTGATGCCCGACCCACGTGGCCGACTGGTCATCACCCGAGCGGGCAATAAGACGCTCTCTGTCCAACTCCGCTACGGGGAAAATATACGCGAGGCTGATGGACAATATGACGACTCAGATCAGTTCAGTGACTACATCGTGCTGGGTGATAGCGCAGCCGGTGGCGATGCCTGGGACACCCTGGATGCCACTGCGGTAACGCAAACACTGGGACGGGTGAAGGATGACACGGTGCAGCGCTATCGCCCCATGATCATCCTGGCGGAAGACAACATGGATACGGCCCGCGCCATCGAGCGTGCGGAATGGGAGATGCGCCGTCGCCGCGCCCGTGCCAACCAGGTTGAGATCACCGTCAAAGGTTGGACAGTGCCAGGCAGCAGCCTGCTGTGGCCGCTCAACCACCTGGTGCCAGTGACCTGCCCATGGCTCAACCTGGATCGCGAGTTTCTTCTCATCACCGCCCTGATGTTTACCAAGGACCGCCAGGGCACCAGAACAAGGCTCACGCTGATGCCAAAAGAGGGCTTTGAAGTGGAACCCATTACCCCCAAGAAAAATGCTGACACAGGTGGTGGCTGGTGAGCGCCATGCAACGCCTGCTGGCCCCGCTACATCGCCGCATCCGGCTCCTGGCCGGGCGCTGCATGTTGGATGCCGTGGATGACAGCCTGCAAAAGCAGAACGTCCAAATTCGCCTGCTCTCTGGCGAACTGGCATCGGAAATCGAGAACTTTCAGCAGGCCGGGTTCACCTCTGTGCCGCTCCCCGGAGCCGTGGGGCTGTACCTGGCCACGGGCGGCAAGCGCACCTCCCTGGCCAGCTTTCTGCTTGAGAACAAGGGGCGACGCAAGCGCGGCCTGAATCCGGGTGAAGTCTGCATTTACCACATCGGTGAGGACAACCACTTCTTCATTCTGGAACGCAACGGGGTCGCCCGCCTGGTCTGCAAGCGCTTTATCGTGGAGGCCGAAGAGGAGAACATCTTCAATACCCCCAAAACGACCTTTAACGGTGACGTGGCCATCGGCGGCAACGCCAACATCTCGGGCACCAGTTCCGCGCCAGACCATATCAGTGGTGGCATCAGTAGCAAGGGCCACATCCACATTGATGGTGACGGCGAAATCACCTCTCAACCACAAGGAGCCATGCGATGGATGCAGCCCTTGTAAACCGCTACGGCTATTTCTATCTCCACCTTGATGGCGCAGATCTCGCAGATGAAGCGGGGCTACGCACTGCCGTGACCTTGAGCTTGTTCACTGACCGCCTGGCCCTGTCGACCGACACCATCCCTGATGGCACGGCTGACCGCCGTGGTCACTGGTCTGACAGCTATTTGTCAGAGCAAGGCGATCTGGAAGGGTCACGGCTTTGGTTGCTGAGCCGGGAGAAGGTGGTATCAGAAGTGCTGCGCCGCGCCGAGGATTACTCCCGCGAGGCGCTCGCCTGGATGGCCACGGACGAGGTGGTCAAGCAGATAGCGGTCAGCGCTTGGACGACGGGTGTGGGGGATATGAACATTCGCACCACGCTGACCAAGCAGGATGGGGCCAACGCCACTTTCGAGTTTTTGGATATCTGGAATCAAGAGGTCAACCATGCCGTTTAACCGCCCAACGCTGCCAGAGCTGCTGGAGCGCAACGCGACGGATATCGAGTCTGCGATCTCCCCAGGAGATGCGCACGTTCGCCGTCACAAGCTGACCATGCTAGGGCGCGTCAATGCCGGTGCTGCCCATGGCATGCACGGCCATCTGGGGTTTCTGGCAGACCAGCTACTGCCTGACCGGGCCGACTGGGAAGGCTTGCAACGTTGGGGAAGCTTGCGCTCGGTTTACCCCCTCTCTGCGGTCGGGGCCAGCGGCACGATCACCGTGACCGGCCAACCCGCCGCCCTGGTAAAAAGCGGCGAGCTGCTTACCCGCGCTGACGGCTGGGAGTATCTGGTCACCCAAACCACCAATCTGGATGATACCGGCAGCGCTATCGTGCCGGTGGTCTCGGTTGAGGGGGGGTATGCCGGGAACGCAGACCCCAGCACCACCGTGCGATTTGGTCGAGCCCTATCTGGCATTGCACCCGCTGCAATCGTGGTCAGCATTGGCGGCGGCGCGGATGCAGAGAAAATTGACGCCTACCGTGATCGCGTCATTTTCCGCTGGCGCAACCCGCCCCAACAGGGGGCGCTGCACGACTACGAGGCATGGGCGAGAGAGGCACACCCGGCTGTCACCCGCGCCTGGGCTTATCGCAATGAGATGGGGCCAAACACGGTCACCGTGCGCATTGTGACCGACCAAGACCCCGCAGGCCCCATTCCTAGCCAAGCCGTTATCGACGCCGTGTACAGTCATATCCGCGCCATCATGCCCGCTACGCCGGAGCTATATGTGGTGGCCCCCATTCAGGTGGTTGTCGATGTGGAGGTGGTGCTGCTACCGGACGATGCCACTGTGAGAGCTGCTGCGCAGTTAGAAATTCAAGACTGGTTCGTTTCTGACCCGGACCTCAAACCTGCCGGTTGGGTCTATCGCTCCCGCCTCTCAGAGGCCATCAGCAAAACCCCTGGCGAGCGGGCGCATGAGTTGCGCCAGCCCGCCACAAACCTGCACCCTGGCACTGGCGAGTTGCCAGTGCTCGGCACTATCACCTGGAGTACCGCTTCATGAGCGCATTCACCGATTACCTTGAAGACAAGCTGCTGCGAGCCACCCTTTGTGGTGAGCCGTATACACCGCCCACCAAGCTCTATATCGCGTTGTTTACATCGCCGACTTACGATCTCACTGGTAGCGGTGACGAGGTGTTGGGTAACGGTTATGCCCGTATTCGGGTCACGTTCGCCGTCCCTGCGCAAGACGTAGATGGCGATTACCAATGCGTCAATGACACTGACCTGCGCTCCCCATCCCCCAGTACGGCGGCATGGGGCACCATCACCCATTTTGCTATTCACGATGCCCTGACGGGTGGCAACCGGCTGTACCACGGCCCCTTGACCACGCCACGCACCATCGACGTCAACGACCTGTTTTTCATTCAGACGGGCGACCTCAAAGTGAAGTTGAGCTGATATGGCGTTTGAACGTGTCTCGCTACGAGCAGGCGGCAGAGCAGGCTGGCGGGTGGTGACCTGGGCGCAGGCCAGTGACGCCACCTTGGTCGGCCGTGCCGATGCGCAGGCTGCTGGCTACCGAACAGCCTGCGCATCCGGTGTGCTCGCAGGCACCGCCTCCCTCACCACGCAGGCCTACACCGCCAAAACGGGTCGGGCATCCATCACCGCCCTGGCAACTAATCGACTTGCTGGCGATATCTGGCACCCCTCTCGCCCTTCCGATATCACCACATACCGGCGCTACACTCGCGACGATTACCACAAGACGCTGCTAGACCTGATGCCCCGAGGGCGCGCCTGGCCACGTGATGGCGAAGATGGTCAGTTGATGTATGCCTGGTCAGCAGAACTGGAGCGCGTAGAGCAACGAGGGTGGCAACTGCTCGAAGAGTGGGACCCACGCACTACCACTGAGCTGTTCACGGACTGGGAGGGCTTCTTTGAACTGCCGGGCACGGGCTCTGAAGAGGAGCGTCGTCAACAACTTATTGCTGAATGGCTGGAGGGCGGCACGCTGAGCCGTGACGACATTGATGGCCTGCTCGATGAGTTGGGGGTGGATGCCACCGTCAAGTACTGCCGGGAGTTTCGGGTGGGCATCTCGACCGTGGGGGATGCGCTGGCCACAGGTTGGCATAGCACCTGGATTGTCTATGTACACAACCCCGAGTCGGTTGATATCGCCTGGCTGCAGGACTTTTTGTCAAAAATCGCCCCCGCTGGCGACTACGTCATTGTTGTCGCGCAAGCGCAGCCAACCAGATAGGAGCATAAGCACGAATGGACAGAATTTATAACCCGGAGCTGGACGCTGACCCGCGCGAGTTTATCGATGGAGACCCAGAGGCGGGTGTCTTGGCCACCGCACTTGCCATCAAGTGGCTCAACGATGTGCAAGAAGAAATATGCGCCCTTATAGAGGAAGGTGGCGGCACTCTGAACCCGACTAGTCGTACTCAATTGCGCGACAAGATCTTGAAACTGGTTGGCAACGCCAATGCTACTTCACTATCGGGTCTCCCGCTTGATCTTACGGAGGCTAATAATGGCGATGTCCTTCAAGTCGTTGGTGAGGGAGAGGAGAGGCAAGTTGTACCCGTTCCTGCCCTTTCATCCGCTTCTGTTCAAGTGGATATTTTTACCGCCTCAGGAACGTGGACCAAGCCTGACAATGCAGAATCTATTCACATCTTTGTTATGGGTGCCGGAGGCGGTGGTGCCAGTGGGTACGTAGGGGCCGACACAAGTTATGTGAATGGTGGTGGTGGTGGCAGTGGTGGGGCTGCAGTTGATCACCTTGTTGAGGCTGGCGCTTTATCAGACAGCATGGCCATCATTGTTGGTAAGGGAGGGAGTGGCGGCGTTTCATCCAGCACCAGTAGCCATAATCCGGGCAAAGATGGGGGGGACACCCTCGTACATTGGGGAGGAGAACCCTATCTCGCTCGTGGAGGAATTGGCGCAACCAGTTCTGGTGGCGGCAATGCCATGACGGGTTTTCATGACAGTGGTGCTGGCGGCAGCTCTGGCAACATGGGGGGGGCGTCTCCTGGTGGTGCCGGTGGGGGAGGATCTGGAGGGGGGAAGATAACCTCAGGCACCATCCACGCGGGAGCTAATTCCCGCTTACCGCTACGTTATGGCGAGAGCAGCACTCTGTCCACTGGTGGACCAGCGGGGAACGACTCAAACAACCCTGATGCAATTGATTACATGGATATCCCCTCAGGATCGCTTTATCGCTACCCAGGTGTGCCTGGAGGCGGTGGTGGTGCTGGTTATGCCTCATCTGGAGGCCGAGGTGGTCATGCCGGACCTGGAGGAGGCGGTGGCGGCGGTGGTGCTGCTATCACCGGTTATCAGTCAGGAGCCGGTGGTGATGGCGGTGATGGCATCGTTGTCATTACCACCTGGATGTCATAAAGGGGGATATATGCAGTTTCAAACAATACCAGGTCAACCTGACATCGTTATGTGGATGACCCAACATGGTAGCGGTATCGCCCGTGAGGGAGACCCTGAGTGGGATGTTTACCAGACGCTCTTAGCCAGTGGTAAGACGCCTGACCCATTACCACAACCGACGTTGGCTCAAGAGCAGGCTGAGAAATTGGTTCATGATGAGGCGGAGCGCATGCTGGCTGCATATCGGAGCTCCTATTCCTCTATCGAAGTGGAGAGCTGGCCGCAACAGGCAACTGAAGCATCTGCTTGGCTTATGGATGAAACAGCGCCAACGCCACTACTACTGGCCATTATACAGCCTGATGAAGACCTGCGTGAGCTGTGTAATAAGGTGCTGGCTAATGCTACAGCCTACCAACAAACCGTGGCGGACGTCATCCAATGGCGCCGTAGTGCCAGCCAAACCATTGCCGATCTCTTTGCATCAGGCCCAGTTACTCATTTAATCGTGCATTACCCGGAGGTGCCTCATGCATCGTAATGACCACCCCAGCGCCCCTGGCGGCTTACATACTGATGGTGACCCCTCACGCGGTATCGCACCGACCACGGTCACTGCTGCTCTGATGAACGCCCTTCAAGAAGAGTTGGCCAACTTCATCGAGTCACGCGGTATCGCGTTAGACAAGGGTGATAACACGCAGCTGACTCAGGCTATCGCAAGCGCCATTACTACTACGGTTATCAGCGGCGACTTCGTGACCCGTCCGGAGTTTCGGGTGCACACCGACGCGGCAGACCCCCATCAGCAATACGCCCTGGAGAGCATGCTCGGTGACGCTGCTCGCATGGACATCGGCACCACCGGTGGCTCGGTCGCGGCAGGCAACCATGAGCATAGTCAGTATGAACTAAAGACCAACCTCAAGCAGGCGGCCTACAGGGATGTGGGGACAGGTGCTGACCAAGTTGCGGCAGGCAATCATACACATGGGGAGCTCGGTTCGTCGTACGTGCCTTACATTGCAGGGAAAGCCTTATCGTTTGGCACAAACTACACCATGGCTCAAATCACGATCCCCGCATCAGGCGCAGCCAGAGCGGCACGTGTCACCCTGCCGGTGTTTAGCGCAGATACTGATGGGGAAGGTGGAGAGCCTGGCTTGACGTGCTATATCAGGATCAACGGCGCAGACAATGTGAGCAACCTGATTTGGGTGAAAAATGACAGATACGGTAACGGGCTGCTGTACTCATGGACACCAATGCTGACATTTCTAGTGCCTGCCGGTGTGACAAAGCTGACGATTGAAGTGCGGGTTGATCTGTTCGGTACAATGAAAAATCCACGACATGACTCAGGATATGTCTGGGTAGACCTCAAGTAAAGAGGTTGCCGAAGTAAGCAGCCATTAAGGTTGTAGCCGTATGATTGGGGCTCGTTTTAATCCATGGAGTTAGTCATGAAGGCACTTTTATACCCGTTGCTGTTTTCGGCATTTGCCACGACTGTAGTCGCAGATGAGTTTGGCTTAGACAAGTGCATTGATGTAAATGGCTTGAACTACTGCGCTACCCCAACCGTTGAGCAGTCCATAGCCCTTGGTGTTAAGCCCGATGATAAGACCACAGCCTTGGGTGCTGACAATGCAAGATTTACCAGTAATGGAGCTAAGGCTATCTGTAAAGCCGCCGGCCGAAGAGTCCCCACATCTGATGAACTGTTAGCCTTATCCGAACAAAATGTACGCAGGTTGTGGTGGCCGACAAACTCTGTGTACTGGTCATCGACGCCGAACGATGCTGGAAGCAGTTATCTAGTCGTTGAACTTAGCAGCCCCAGAGTTGTGAAAGATGGGTTTAACCCTTTTAAACCCGAGAAGGGGAATGACTCTGCCAGGTACGTCAGTTGTGTCAAATAG